ATAGCAAGTATTACCGTGATGTTTTGCAAAGATATTAAGTGCTTTTGCATAAATCAAAACCATACACACTAAAGAATAACGATTGATTATAATAAAAGTTCATTTATATTAATTGTATGAGCTTAGAAGTAACTGCAGGAAGTATACAAGCAACCAATGACCCAACCACAGTTAACTATGATGCAAGAGATGAAAAAATTGCATCATTAGAATTGAGATTATCTTCACTAGAAGATGATTTCACCAAGCTCACAGCTTTTGTTAATAGCATTGCAAGCAAATGATTACTGCAGCTTTTCTTATTGTGTTTGTTACAAGCTCCATTGGGGCCATTTATACATTTAAAAATCTAAAAAAGAAGCGCAAGACTCGTTCTTCTCGAATACGATAGGGGGCCTTTGCCTCCGTCGTCTAACTGGTTAAGACCCTACTCTTATAAAGTAGTCGCTCTAGATTTGGGCAAAATGCGGGTTCAAATCCCGCCGGAGGTATACAGAAAATACGTTGACTTGTTTGGCATTTCTGTTATATTTAAACTATGAAGGTAGCAATTGTAAATGGGTCTCTGGGTGGCCGTACTGGCAACACCAACAATCTCATACAAAAAGTTAAAAAGATTGTCGTCAAACGAGATCCTGAATCAAAAGTTTCCATTATTCATCTGTCACCAACATTTGACTGGATCAAAGTACGACGGGCCATTAAAGCTTCTGATGCTCTGGTTTTCTGCACGGGGACTTATTGGGACTCATGGGGTTCACCCATGCAGCAATTGTTTGAAAAGATGACACAAATAGAAGGCAAGAAACACTTGCTTGGCAAGCCTGCAGGGGCCATTGTGACCATGCACTCTGTAGGAGGCAAAGAGGTGTGCTCCAGAATTTTAGGAAACTTGGTGGGTCTGGGTTGCATGATTCCTCCATTCACTGGCTTTGCATATGCATATTCAGATCATGTGGCTCATAAATCACGCACAACAGGCAAGAAGCTATTAGATGATGTGTGGCACATTGATGATCTGGAAGCATTTATCCATAATCTATTTGAAGCACATTTAGGTACCAAAAATTGGAAGGTGTGGGATTATTTGGATACGCAAGCCCTTGATCCTGCACATGTTTGGTTAAAGTAGTTGCACTATTTTTCAATTCATTTATATTAGAGTTATGTTGAACATTATTAACTTTGTTGAAAAGTATATTCTCACCTTTGAGAATTTAGTGGCTGTGTTTATCTGTGCCCTAATGCTATTCTGCATGAAGACAGATACAGATTTACAGAAGCTCAAGAACCAAGCCATTTATCATGGTTACGCCAAATATGATGAATACAAAGGCAATTGGCGTTGGATTACAGAAGAAGATCTGCACCAGCAATAATTATATGTCAAAATTTATTTTAGGTTTCTTTTTGGCCATTGCTTTGCTAAACCCAAAGACCACCATACACATTGTGGGTAGTATTGTTAATACTTGCAATGATGTTGTATCTAGGTTTTCCTATGATACAGCAGACAAGCAGAAATAATTATTTTTCTACTTTAACGCCTTGCAGATAACCTTCCAAAGGAAGGTTGGCACCAATATAGCCAATTTGAATTTTGGCTTTGGTTTTTGCATCAAAACCAAAAATGGCATATCCACCACAAGGAAGTTGCTTTGCTGTTAAATCTTTGTTTTGTTCGTTTGACATGTTCATATAATATATTAAGCACCATAAGATTCCACTTTTTTATTGAACTTTTTAATACCATCATTTAATATACATAAAGAATGAAAAAACTTATTTGGTTGCTGCCATTGGCTTTGGTAGGATGTGCCAGTGTTAATAGCAATAATAACTATGGCTTCAATCCAGGTCCAGGCATGCAAGAAGACGCACAAGATAGAAACAATACCAAGTATAACATGATGGACAGTCCAGATGGCAGAAAAGATCCTAATGCTAATGTGAAGATTTGGGGCGCAACATACTGATGAGCAGGGTTGTTCCTATTTCTAAAGAGGAAAAGAAAAAGATTTTTGACTTTGCTAGCAGAGTTATTAAAGATGCAGAAGAAAATGAAAGCTCCAGGTGGAAATTAAACAGAAGGTATTCTGTTTATTCCATGTGCATTGGCACTGTGGGTGAATATGGTTATGGCAAAATGACAGGACAGAAAGTCAACTTAACAGTGAAAAGCAGAGGCGACAAAGGCATTGACTTTCCAGATGGTGCTCAAGTAAAAACTGTCACATACAATGGGCCTGACAAAGAGCTTAAGGTATCAAACCTATCTTCACCTAAGAAGCCCAAAAAATATGTTTTAGCTTATTATGATAAAAGTAACAAGAGCAATTTCGTAGTTATGATAGGTGAAATTTCATATGAGAGTTTCTTAAATAAAAAGAAAGTTAAATACTACAATGGAAGGCTCACATACATTGTGGATGAAAAAGACCTGGATAAACATTACATATGATGAACAATTTAAATAGTAAACAGAAACAGATATTAGAACTGCTCAAGGATTATAGTGGTCCAGAGCTAGATTATTTTATGTCAACACCAAATAAATACTTCAGAGGCAGAACACCTCTTGAAATGTTGCTCAATGAAGACTATACTTACTTTTATCAATACATTAATAAGCCCGATGAAATTTTGTAAAAGAAGAACACACACACCCAAGGCTGACACCGGCAGCAATACTACCTATGATTATGTTCTGGAGGATGATGTGTATGCTGTGCATGGCAAAGAGTTTACTGAAAAGTGGAAAGAATACATCTCCAAAAAGCCAATGCTTGTGGCAGATGGTGAACAACGTTATTACTATTATGACTACAAAGAATGTGTTCTCAAGGCCAATTGCTGGTTTGTGTAATGAGTGACACAGTTAGAATACAACTGGAGAAGGGTTTAGCCACAGCGAGAAACAAACGCATTACAGGTAAGCAATATGCCAAGCAATTGAGAAGGCATCATTGGCAGCAGGACGGGGACAGGATGCATGTGTTGAGAGATTATAAGACATACTATTTGGTAATTGTTCTCAATAAACAAGATATGTATGAATGCAGCTTCTCTGGTGCTAAAATGTCCAAGCATGCAGATTTTGTAAACAAGTCATTCTCAGATGTTTACAGCGATTTAACAGATGCAAAGAGCAATTTAATTGCATTCATGGACTTGTATGTTGAAGCACTTCATAAAATGAATCAGGTTCGGCTTGAACCATATAAACAGAAACGGAAAGAAAATAGTTGACTCGAGTCTGATTTCATACATAATAGAGGAATGAAGAGCAACATTAACGCCCCCAAGGCGAATAAGACCCCGGTCTTGACCTGCATTGTCAGTGGCAAGAACCGGAACACCAATCAGGAGTATCTCGCTAACAAGGCTAGCAAAGCGAATACGACTGTCGACGAAATTGTTAGCCATTACGTTTCCCGCGAGGTTCTTAAGAACCTTCGACGCGGTGAGAAGCAGGGTCTATCTGATCAGCAGATCAGCCGCATCCTGACTCTCAACGGTAAGCAGAAAGGCGTCAAAGCCGCTGGTGTCCGTACGACCAAGTCTGAAGCAGTAGTTACTGCTTAACTGATCTAATCCCGTAGATTAGATGGGGGGCCGGTAGAGCACAACAATAACGCTCTGCCGGCCTTTTATTTTTAAAAAATAGTTGACTGAGCGCTGATTTCAGCCATAATAATGATATGAACCTTAAGACTGTACAACTACCTGAACAAGCGCCATTTGTTGGCCAACACGTAACTGAGTTTCATTACACAGATCGAGATGCATGGGAAGTGATTGAAGTCATGAGCCCTCGTAGAATTGTAATTCGTGAATTGGATTCAGAATGCACTCGCAAACCCAAAGACTTTCACCCAGGCGGCTTCTGTGGACATTTTGCAGACAATCATGCACAAGAATATAAACATACCAGCAACCCTAAGAACAGGGTAAAGACCCTTAGCTGGCGTGCCAAAGCCAAGCGCTGGGCTGAAGTGGGACAGCGCACTCAATACAGTTTATTTGGTTTACACAAAAAAGGAGAACAAGCTGTCAAGTTTTATGATTACAATTTCTAAAATACAAGATTACGTTGATTCAGGCAAAGATTCACATGAAATAGCCAGATGGATTCTGAATGTGCATCTCAACAAGCATGTGCCTTTCAGTTTGAATGATCTTTCAGATAACTCCACAGTTGCTGATGAAGTGGAAGCCATTGTGGAATGCATTGAAGAAGGTGATTATCAAGATGCTTTGAACATTGCTGAAGATGGTGCCATAAGTATTCTTCAGGATGAAGGTTTTGATATTGTTTAAAAAGGCAGTTCATAAATTATTAGAAATTGTTATATCACTGTTCATTATCTTTCCTATTGCCAAAACTCTAAAAGCATATAACATTATTGAAGACTGGAAGCATGAACGAGCACGTCAAAGAAATCGAAGGCACAGTAGATAGGCTTTTTATTTCTCAATACAACACACTTTTCAATCAATATCTTACTAAGGTTGAGCCTCACACACGCGAGCTTGTGCGACGTAACAAAGAGTTGAATGATTTGTATGATATTATTTTAGATTTTATCATTGATTCATCTCATCATTTAGGGTATACTAAGAAATAACATGTGGGACCCCATTAGTATTTTTGCTTGTATGTGGATTTTGAACTCAGGTCTGCCTGATGCTCGTCTCAAAGTTGCAGATGTTGTGGAGCAAAAAGAGCAACAAATTATCGTTGATAATGTGAAGCTCAGAGAGGGCATTTGAATGAAACAAAAAATACCAGACCCTAGACTGCATCAGCAAATTAGCTTTGTTAAGAGCATGCTCAGGCTTGCTGCTGGTATTTTCTTGATATTATATGTGAGTCCTATTTCTGGGACTCTATTAGTTGTTGCTGAAATACTTGGTATTGCAGAAGAATTAGTGTGAAAAGCGTTTTCAAGCTGCCATCACTTTGGTTTTGGGGCAACCTTCCTATGCACATGGTATGGGAAGTTATTTTATTTTATCAAGTTAGAGATTTAAAAGATGGTATTACCTTTTTTGAGCTTGTAGTGAATACAGATTTCTTTGATAATGCAGATAGTGTGCATCAACACAACCCCAAGCTCACATTCAGATTGATTGTATTAAACTATACAATATTTGAAGTGGTAATCTATAATGCTGCTGCACCAATTGAACAAGAGTATCAAGCCAAATTTAAATACACATTGCAATGAAAAGATGGCTTCACACTTTTGTTAAGACAATTATAAATGATTGTTCTGTGGGCATGGCGTTAATAGTCTTAGGCTTTATTCTAGGATGGATGTCTCAATCCATATGGTTGCTCATAACTAATTTATATGTTCGGATTCATTAAGAAGCTTTTTAAGGTGCCTATTAAACCTGTGACTGGTCCCAATACATTGAATGAATTGCTTGAACAATTCAAAACATATGATCCTGCATCTAAAACACCTGAAGACATTGTAAGAGATTATACCGTCAAAGAAACCATGGCTTCTTTGGAGTTGTCTTATTTAAAAGATGATCCTGCCATGTTTTATACTGGCAATCAAACTTGGTATGATCAAGACGGTAACAAATATTTTGACTTTGTTCCATGTGTTATGAGACCAGAAGTGCATTATTGTTGTTATGGCAAGAATTAAAAAGACAAATTTAATACCACAAAATTGGTTGGTGCGTGTTTTTGTAAAAGACCCTGATTGTGTTTTTTCAATCAAACCAGAAATTACCTTCATGAGACTAGTAAAGGCTACAAATGGTAATGCTGCGGTGAAAGCTGCAGCAACATATTGCAATAAGCGCATGAAAGAGTATCCTGGTACTGATTTTAGCTACTCAACAACGGAAGTGGCGCCATATTATTACCCGTTGAAGCAATCATTTAACGAAGAAAAAGATGATAGAATAACGATATCTAAAATATAAATTAGATTATGATCATCATAGATTGCTTGGGTCTTATAGCCATTTGTTCTATTAATTTGGTTTGTGAAAAACTTGGGCTTTAACAACCACTGTTAATTGTGTCGCATCGTTGCTTTGCTTCAACCAAAGACTTTGCAGAGCCAATAATTTTATTGTTTAAAAACAGATAGTAGTATCCTTTTTTCTCTGTAATTATGTATTGCTCATGCACAACAGAGCTTTCTTCAACATGTATATCACTATTGTAATCTGCTAAATATTTTCTTAACAGATTGTTAAACGTTTTCATTAGAATACATCATAGTAGTTGGCGCTCAAAGCTATGAAATAAGCTGCAGCTTCACCACCGCTAAAATTAAAGCCTGAAGCATAGCTTCGAATACTTCCGCCCACTGGTGCATACACAGTAAATACCCTACTTGGAGATTTAATAAATATAACATGACCACCTGATGTAGCTGGCAATCTCACTCCGCCAGTACCGCCAGTAATTGTAACTATTTCAGTTCTTATCTCTGTGGCAGTTGCTTGATTGATACCTGCTGCAGAAAGACATGCATTACTTCTAATATTAAAACCAGATTGCTGAACATTGCCAGGTGTGTATATTGTAGCATAAGAAGTGTAGAGGTAACCACCACCAGATTCATTGTATATGCCAGCTGTCTGTATCTTGCCATCAGAAGACATTGCTATGCACCACCAATCTCTGGCATTCTCCCTTTGTGTCCATGTGACACCATAATCATAAGAGGTGTAAATATAACCACTATTATGTACAACAGTTGTTTGTATTCTGCCATCTGATGACATGGCAATATTTCGCCATTCTCTCTCATTCTCTCTCTGTGTCCATGTGACACCATAATCATAAGAGGTGTAGATATAGCCAAATTGGGGGCTAGCTGTTTGTATCTTACCATCTGAGGACATTGCTATATTATACCACGGTCTCTCATTCTCTCTTGGAGTCCACGTTACACCATAATCATAAGAGATGTAGATGTACCCGCCTATGACACTAGTTGCTTGTATTCTACCGTCTGAAGACATTGCTGCACCCGCCCAGTCTCCAGCACTGTCTCTTTGTGTCCATGTTACACCATAGTCATAAGAGGTGTAAATATATCCAGGAGTAGCATCAACAGCTGTCTGTATTCTGCCATCTGAAGACATGGCAATACCATGGTAGGTTCCAGCAATACCTCTCTGTGTCCATGTGGCGCCATAATCATATGAAGTGTAAATGAAGCTGCTGTTTTCAGCTACAGCTGTTTGTATTTTTCCATCACAAGACATTGCTACAGCAAACCAATTGTTCAAAATGCCTCTCTGTGTCCACGTTACTCCATAGTCATAAGAGGTGTAAATATAACCGGTGTATGCAACAGCTGTTTGTATCTTACCATCTGAGGACATTGCTACATTAACCCAAGGTCGGACACTGTCGCGTTGTGTCCATGTTACACCTATGGTATTATCCACTACTTGCCATGAATTTTCTCTTACTCCTATTCTACCGAAATAAGCTCCTCCTTGATTTGGCCCTAATAACATATTACTAGTAGCAAAACGACCAGAGCCAGATAGATCACTAGATATGCTTACTTTATTAGCATCAACCTCTAAAATATTAGTGCGGTTTGCATTATTTGCACCTGCACCCACTACAAGCAATGCATTGTTGTTTGGGTTATTATATTTTCCCACAACAGCTTGATGTGATGCACTGCTGAGTGAAATTAAACCTTCGCCACCCAGGGCTACAGAATTGTTACCAAATACAGTATTATAATCCCCTGCAAATGTGCCAGATTTATCACCCAACACAGCTCCACGGAATCCTAATCCATAAGAATAGTTACCATAACTCTCTGATGTGCCTAGCACCACGTTCTTGACCATGCCACCGCTCAACCAATTGACACTGCCCACATTCCATGGTTCTCTTTCAAAATAAAAACCTGTGGTGCCAAATGTAGGACGATGCACAGTGTCTTGTGAGCCACCATACAACAGCCACCCAGCAGTGCCAGTGGCAGTGTATGGCCAAGATCTGTTTTCAAAGCTGTATGAATCCATCAAGTTGCACAAAGCAAATTCTAGATCTGTCCCGTTCACATTGATCACATAAGCATCAAAATACCCAGAACGTACTCCTGTGGGGAATGTGCCTTGTGCAAATGTGCTTATCTTATCTGAGGAAATGATGCCAGTTCCTATGGGTGAAGTGGAAGGCATCAAAGGAGGTATCCACAATGTGAGAGGTGCACCTGTTTTGTACCCAGTAAGCAATGCAGCATTTGTGAAGCGAGCTAACATGTGTCTGTTCATGCCTCGGTAACTGCCTGTGAGTCCCACATATTGAGTGTTAGGATCTGTGCCAATTTGACTGGTTACCAAGCTCACACCTGGGTTGCCTCCGTTGGCACGGGATGACAAGCTTATAGTTTGTATGCCTCTTTGAGCTGGCTTCCAATTGTCACCATTGCCAATGTATGCATTGAATTGAAATGAAGATAATGAAGCATTGGCTGATACTTGTGTCACTTGAGAATTGTATGTGGCAGCAACCAGCCCTACTAATCCTGGATTAACAGTGAGACCTATGACCTCTCCAACATTGAGCAGGTTGTAATTGCCAGTGCTCACATCGCGGCTCACCAGCAATTTTACACCAGACACTCTGTCTGTGCCAGTAACCAAGTTGGCTTCTCTGGTATCAAGGAAACCACTGATGGCTGTGATGGTGGTGTTGTACTGGTACTGAGGCAATGTGTGCACCATGAACCTGTTGGTATAAGGAAACTGATATCCATACACATTAGTAGCATTTCCTCCATTGGTCATTTGCCATGCTTGTGTGCTGTTGGAAGGAGATCCTTGCCATTGCACGTGATTGTGATCTGAGCCTCCAGTGAAATTGTTGATGCCAGAACGGAATGCCATGGCATGGGTCACTTGTGCACGGCCATCACTCACAAATGTGGTGCCTGGATCAAATGAATCCACATTCTGCAGGTACATGCCATACACACCTACGCCAGGCAAGTTTCTGGGTGTGTTGTTGTAATCCAAAGCATGACCCTTGATGATGAGACCTCCAGGCATGGCATATGTAGCTTGACTGTCAAGGTAACCTGTCTCGGCCAATTGTGCTGCTGATACTGCAGGCCAATTGGCATTCTTGACTGCCACATTGGTTTGATATGTTTTGTATGTGGGTAAATTGGTGAAACCTGCATTGGTGTATGCAATGTTGTCTGCTGTGATGGTAGTGGCAGATATGGTGCCTGCTACAGTTAATGCATTCTCTATGCTGTCAGTGCGAATGCCCACATTGCCTGGGAAGAATGTGCCACCATGGGCTGACACCATGTATTGACCAGTGCGTGTGGTGGCATGATTCTTTTGATTGAGTAATGTTAATCCATCACCGCTGCTCCATGCATATGCATAATCATGCTCTGCTGTGCTGCGTGTGCCGCCGGCATGAGATGCAATACCTTTTGCAATGGTTGTATGTCCTTCTGCATTTGCATAATTGTTAGATGCCACTGTGTAAACACCTTGTGTATGATTCACACTGCCATTTGCAATCAGCAATTGTCTTTCACGTGAAAGCACAGTACTGCCAGTTGAAGCAATATCAGTGCTTCGAACTGCTGACAATGCAGTCACAGTGCCCAATGCTGCATCTGCAGAGAGCACCACAAATCTTACCAAATTTCTTCTGGTGGATGTGCTGGCGACTGAAGTGTCTACGAAATATAAAACACTGTTGGGAGCCATGTTTGCTGCATTAAATGTGTTGAATGTGCTCAGAAAATTAGTATACAGTTGAAACGTTTTTGTAGCAGCATCATAAGAATCAAAATATGCAATGTGCATGCTCGCTCTAGTTTCAAGCCCCTCTGCATGTGATGTGTTGCCAGCAAAATTACCTGTACCTTCTGCATGACCGACTGCGGCGGCAACCACATTGTTCATCCCTTCTGCATGTGAATTTTTATTTGTGATGTAATTGAAACTGCCTTCAGCATGAGAACCTGTGTAATTTACATTGTTGGCAGTTTGCCATGTTGAAACACCCACCACATACCTGCCATCTGTATATGGTGCATCATCTTGATATGATTGCATGGATGTCAATGGTTCTACCACTGTGAACTCTCTGGTACCAGCAGTGGCTGTGGCCACAGTGAATATTCGCCTTGAATTGTTAGAAGTTAAAACTGAGCCTGTGATGTTCGCTATGCCATCAACAACTATGCGCTGTCCAGGAGTGATGCCCACAGTTGATGAGACAGCACCAGCTTCATGCAAGAAAATGGTGTTAGTAGCAGAAACTGTTTTTGCAATGGTCGCAGGCCTGTTCACTGTATTGCCTATGCCTTCCACAGTGGATGCATGGAAGCCCATGCTGTTGGCAAACCCTGTCACTTGCACACCATGTCCATGCACATAATTTTGTATTCCTCGTACAGTGCTTGCACCTGCATTCACAACATTGAAACCTCCGTTAATGTCAGTGCCCCAGTTGCTAGTAGCAAAGGAGCCATTGCCTATATTGAGATACACTGCACTGTTGCTGGCGCCTAGCACGGAACTGGCAGATAATTTTTCAATGAAATTCGAATTGTTAGGCCAATCTCCAACAATGTTGTTGACGTTTCTGACTATCAATCCTTCAACTGAAGTGGGAGCACCAGAAAGAGCAATGCCTCCAGGAGCATTAACACAATATTGACCACTTACGGATGAATTAAAGAGATTCCCCCTAACATTTGGATCAGAATTCCAGACATAGCTGTAATCATGTGCTGCATTTGCTCTAACACCTGCTGCAACACTATTAATACCATATGCTATTGAAAGTTGACCTTGAGCGCGTGCAGCTCGGGCATTAGGCCCTGTGGAGCAACCTATACCCTCAGCCCGGCTAGCTAACCCTGCAGCTGTATTGTTAGACCCTTGGGCATATGCCCACTGACCAGCTACAAGGTTGAGATATCCTTGTGCATGTGCTCCAGTGCCAATGTTACTGAAGCTGGTTGTACCATCATATGCTGTGAGAGGTACACAAACAATTTGAGGGCTGTAATATTCGTCAGCAGGTAATATAGCAGTCTCATCAGCTTTTAAGAAAATAGTAAATGCAGTTGTTTCACTAAATGGATCAAAATAAGCAGCACTTGTACTGGAAACAAATGCAGAGTATGTCCTGACAAAGCTCTCATCAGTGAAGAACAATCTCACAGAAGAGCTCAATAAAGGATTGTTCAATCCATACACATTCAAACTTGATAATGTTGTATTCGTGAAACCAAAGCCAAGCCGCGGAGGGTTGTCTGCATACCAATCTGCAATTTGCAGATAACCAATTTTATTTGCAAAGCCTTCTGCATGAGCATAAGGAGCAGCCACCACATTGAGACCACCTTCAGCATGAGCTCCTCCGTAAGTTTGACCATTGGTAGTTATGTAGCCTCCGGTGTAATTGTTGTAACCTTCTGCATGACCAGCATATCCTGAAGCTATACTCAAAACACCTTCTGCATGACTTGTTTCTCCTTCAGCAATATTTTGAGCACCTTCTGCATGACTGGCCACACCTGATGCAAAATTTAAATCACCATGCACAAAAGCTGCAGCTCCTGTCACTTTATTGCTTGCACCCAAAGCAGTGCTCCATTGCCCCTGAGCAATATTGCTATCACCTTGTGCAAAAGAAGTATTAGATGCCTGATTGTTATCAGAACCAATTGCAACATTATATTGATCAGGAAAATATATGCCTTTCTGGCTTAAACCTGAACTCACTAAATCACTAAGTGTGGTGCGCTGTTCAACAGTACCGTCTCCTTTGTAACCCACTATGAAATCTGAGGCAGAAGGTTCACCTTGATAATTAAAATCAGTAAAATTGGCCATATTTAATATTTATTGTATGGTGGTTAAAATAATACCATCTATTGTGTTGAGCACATCTCCTGCAATGAGACGCAATGCATTAGCTGGAACTGTGGGTGTAGAAGTTGGTGTGGGTGTAGGTGTTGGTGTGGGTGTGATAGTTGGTGTGGGGGTAGGTGTAATGGTTGGAGTAGGGTCTGGTGGTATAGCTGAACCCTGGCTTGAAGGAGATCCGTTATTAACCACACTATTATAAGATAATTTACTATTAGTGGCCAGTCTCTTTGCTCTCTGTAGATCCCTATAATTTGGAACTATGCGCATATGATTATTTATATATGGAACATGTGTGTTTGCGTTATATAATATGGATATGAAGCAGAGTTTGATTAAATTGTGGCTTATTTGGAGCAGAGCCATTGATCATCATGTTGGCTTAACAGATGAAGAGCATCCCACAATACCTAATCTCAAGGTGAGAGATGCCAATATCAGCTTGATGCTCAGAACTCTTATTGTGTTGGTCAATTTTATTACTTGTGGTTTTATTATTGCAAATGCCATTCATCATTGGTAAAGAAAACATCTTGAGTTGTTTGTTTCTTCACATATAATAAACACATGATGAAAAAGAATAAGAGCAAAGGCGAAAGAAGGAAAAAAGTTACTGATGAAGAAGTTGAATTGCTTGAAACTGGAACTACTAATGTGAATTGGTTGGAATTGTTTAAAGAAATTTTTAAATAAAGCTTGATATAAAATCAAAAGCAATTACTATTAATGAACTATTTCGGAGGCCGACAGTTAGGTTAAGCTGGTTCACCTTAGAAGTAACCAGTCATCATCTTGAGTTTTTCTGTTCTCAAGTAAATAAAAAACAGACTATTTTTTATGAAAATGGTAGTCATATACGATATAGAATACGAGAATCATAACAAGCGCAAGAAGCTGCCTTCTGAGCTTGTAGCAGACTTGGATGACTATGCATGTCAAGTGGGGGTTGGTGCCTTGAATTACCGGTCCCATCAAGCTATATTTGAAGCAACAGGCACATATGCAAGAGCTTGTAAAATTAAGAATTTAGACTAAAATGAAAATAGGATTTAATTGCTCAAGTTTTGATTTATTGCATTGTGGTCATGTTACTATGCTGCGAATGGAGCGAGAGTTATGCAACTATCTCAAAGTAGCTTTGCAGGTTGACCCAACCATAGATAGGCCTGGTGTTAAGAACAAACCAGTGCAGAGCATTTATGAGAGATATGTGCAGCTTCAAGCGTGCAAGTATGTGGATGAGATTCTGGTGTACAGTACAGAGTTTGATTTATTACAATTGTTAATGACACAAACTATTCATGTGCGTTTCTTGAGTGAAGAATATGAGAACAGAGACTTTACTGGCAAACAATATTGCATTGACAATGGGATAGAGTTACATTATCACAAGCGTCGTCACATATATTCTTCTAGCGAACTAAGAGAAAGAACAGCCAAGCTAGAAAGTATTAAGAATGAATCTGCTATAGAAGTACCGCCTCAGTATTCTCCAAAGCTAATAAAAACACCCACCAATGTGGTTAGCTAAAAGTAGTTGACCTATTCTAATATTCAGCCATAATATTGGCATGATGAAAAAACAAACGAACAAAGAATACAGTCTGTTGGTGTACATGAAAGCTCAGCACAAGTATACTGATTCAGAAGAACAATTGGAAACATTGTGCAAAGAGAAGTATGATGGTCGTTGTGCTGGTGGAGGCACTGACCTGAGCACAGGCAAACGAGATCAGCAATTTATCTTTGATAAACTCTCTGATGCAAAAGCTTTTCTCAAGCATCCTTTCACTAAAGCAGTCACTCTCAAGAGTTTCGATCTTGTGGAAGTAGATTAATATGCACACGCTTAGCAATAGAGATATGTGCCTGGAAGCAGATGCCAAGCTTAGTGATTTGCTAGAGAAGGGCCATAATCTCACAACACCTCAATTGAGAGTGTTGCTTACTGTGAGAGATTATGTTAGAGAGCTACGCAAGAATTTGGAAGATAAAGCTTGACTGATTCCTGTATTCCTGCATAATAGTGGTATGATGAAAACAATGACTGAAAAAGAGTATCATAAACAGTTTGAGAAAGATTGGAATGAATGGAGAGAGGCGATGAAAAGTCTGCCCCCGCTAACTGAGATGCAAGTTCGTGCAGGTGCATCTTATAAGTTGAGCAGAGAGCTGGAAGGCACAGGATGCGGCATCGGCTCTTCTGATATCAATCATGAGATGTTTGGTATCTGGAAGGGCAATGGAAAAGATACAGATGCATATGTTGAAGAATGTTTAGAGCTTTATGAGGAGCGCATCAATGCATCTTAAGTTTAAAGATTTCACAGGCTTTGATTCTACTGACAAAGTGAATCTCCTCAAACAATCAATATCCTTTGAGCGGTGCGCTTATATTGTTTCCAATGCATTTCTCAATGGATTGATCAAGTCAGGATTAACTCCAACACAGGCTATGAATGTTTACACTTCCAAAGCTTTTCGTCACAAGCTTGATTGGGACCTGGAGGATACCTTGGAGCGAGTAGCGTTTAAGGCTGGTAAGAATGTTGGAGAAGACTTTTATGCGCAACAAGAGCCTGAACATTGGATAAATGATAAGTTGCGTAAAGAAATTAAGAAAGAATTAGATAAAAGAATGGAGCCAGAATTTGCATGAGTTACGCAAGAGCAGGAGGCAGGCACTATAGCTGTGACTGAATAGGTTAGGCCTCAGCGCGCCAGGCACATAGCTTGGAAGGCGAGACTAAGTTTTTAACCGTTCTTCCTCTCTTGATTTAAAAATTTATAATCTATAATAATGATATGAAGAAGAAAAATCTGAAAAAATTACCCACAATTAAAGTAGGTCCATTTAAAAAAGTGACATATTATCAAGCAGATATTGAAGGCCCAGATCATTGGCTAAAACAAATTACTGATATTGGCAAGCATGTTATAACTGATAAAGAATATCTTAATATTGGTTTTAATCACATTATTACTAATTTAATTGACAATAAATTTGAGCTATCCTCAGCAAATAAACCTTCTGTAGGTACAATTGTAGCAGAGAAAAATAGACAACAATTGCAAAAAATTGTAAAAAAAAAAGGTAATTCCTAAGCCTAACAACATTGAGGTGAAAGGAAAGTTTTATGTTGATCCTCCCAGTGGCTGGCAGTATGGGTTTCCTGCACCTTATGATGAGAATAAAGATGGTTCTCTGCAGGATTTCTTCCTCTCAAAAGGATATCCAAAGAAAGATGTAAAATGGGCTTCAGAAAATTGTAGATCATGGTATGAAGATTCATGAGAACAGCACTGCATGATCAATTGCTGGATGCCATGGTCAAACATCCTTCAGATTATACCCCATGGGGTAAGGTGGAGAGATGGGCAGATGCTGATAAACATTATCCAGATTGCTCTGTGGGATGCAAATATTTTAACGCACTAGAAGGCAAGCTTGGATATGATTGGGGGGTCTGTATCAATGAAAAAAGTCACAGGTTTGGCATGTTAACCTTTGAACATCAAGCAGGGGTAGATTGTTTTGATAAAGCTTGAACTGAATCTGTGTTCCTGCATAATATTAAAACTATGAATAAACACGACTTTGCATATAACTTGAGACGCATCATTGATCTGGCTGAACGCAGCACAGAGACCATAGGTCATGAAGGTGATGATTGTAGTATTATTAAAGTGATTGCAGAAGACATGTTGAGGCATTGCAATGAACAAGTTTAAATTTGAATATCAGTTTATGGATGGTAAATCCTCTGACAGGGTTGGTAGTGTGGAGATATGCAGACCCACATTGACTATGCAATTTGAAGCTACTACTATTGATGAGGTTTTGAGACAGGTAGGCTATTTTCTCAAGGGATGCTCCTATGAATTTGAAGGAGAAGTGGGCATTGTAGATGAATAACTTGATTGATGCTTGGTTTACGGTTGACCAACTAGTTCTTATACGAACTGCTGTAAAAAATTATTATGATTTTAGTGGTGATAAAAAAAGAGAAGAGCTTCATCCGGTTTTAGAACATCTGGACCATCTCATTAAACATTATGAATAAAGCACAAGCATTAGTAGCTCTTAAGCGTATCGTACATGAACCTGGTATTGCTGATCAATATACAGAAGAAGAGATAGAAAAACTAGAAGAACTAGCAGCAAGAAAATAATCTTGACCGAATTGCAAATTCCATTATACTAATTGTATGAACATTAAAATGAGTAGCACAAAGTTTCAACCTGTTAGTCAGGTTGTTATCCCTGAAGTTTATAGCCGCCGCCTCAAGAGTGGTAATGAAAAGATTGACGCTATGTTTGGAGATGGTATTCTCCCTGGTAGCTCCATTACTCTTACAGCTCGAGCTGGCATGGGCAAAACTACGTTTGTATTGCAATTGCTAGAGAATCTGCATAACAATGGCCACAAGGTTGGTTATTGTTCCTCTGAAGAATCTGTGGCTCAGCTTGCCATGACTTGCAAGCGGTTGCAAGTGAATAACATTCAGGTTTGTAATGAGAGTGATGTGGATACTATCAGCAAGTACATGGACGACTTGGATGTTGTTGTTATCGATAGTTTTCAAGGCCTGGTCAAAGGTAACAAGAGAGGTCGCGACCTGGAGAAGTATTGCATTGAGAAGCTGGTGGTACGTGCCAAAGAGACTGAATGTGCAGTTATCTTGATCTGTCACAATACTAAAGCTGGTGGTATTAAGGGTAGCTCTCTTATTATTCATGCAGTGGATGTGAATATTAGTATCAACATGATCAAAGATGCAGAGATGAATGCTCGTAGCATTCGCTTTGAGAAGAATCGCTTTGGTCCAGCCAATGATATTGAATGCTTTATTGAGTACTCTGGTTATGACTTTGAGACTGAGGTAATTGTTGATGGTGATGGTGATAACAAGCCATCCAAGTCTGATAAGAAGAAAGAGCAGCGTGATGCGATTCTTAAGCTGCAAAACGTTACTGTGCAAGAGGTTTGCAAGAAGCTCAGCATTGACAGTACTCGAGCGGGATTCCTTCTGCGAGAGCTTGTTATGGAGTGCAAGTTGGTTAAGCAAGGCAGAGGTGTTGAAGCAACATATTCCAAGCCAGAAGTTAATTTGGATGTTGCTTAATTTCAAAATTCAGCCATAATATTAGTATGATGAATGAAACAATAGAACCAATTAACTGGAATGGCTTGTATTCAGTAGGTAAGCATAACAAAGAGTTTACCTTTGATTTATTTGACCCCTTGCTCCTAACGGATAATCCTGCTAGTCAAAACTGGACAGCTACAGTTAGCTTCCGTGGCCGTTATGGAGACAGAGCCAATGCAAAGAAGAATATCATCTTCCGCAGCGGTGTTCCCAGTCCCAAGGAACTTGACGCTAGTCATCCCTGCCACATGGAGGAGCCTATGCCTAGTGTCAAGGGCGTGAATAAAGACAATGATAAATTGTGGCGTAAGTTTAATAGGATGGAACTAAAACTAGATGAGGCTTTCCTGTGTGCTTTCTTTAATGCGGCTTCTTTTGAAATTCAGAGCTTCTTGATTGAAGCAGGCTGGTATGGTCGTAAGTTCAGTATGTATGCAGGATGCAGCGTGTGTAGATGTTCTCCTGGATATAACCTCAAAAGCGCTAACGGATTCATAAGGAATACTGCCATTGATGTGGTCTTTAAAAAGAAATGATACTTAAGGTAATTGAACAGTATGATGGGCGCTTGCCTGTCTTTAATGTAGTGAAAGAAGTTACTGCATGCGATAATTGCGAGTGTCAGAAGGATGAGGTGATCAAATCTTTTGACACCTATGAAGAGGCTGATGCTTACTGCAATAGCTTAATTGCAGAAGGCAAAGCCAAAGGATAACATGTCAGCATACATTTATAAGTTAATTAAACCAACGAAGAGCATCTGGATGAAAATCCAAGTCGATAACAATACTACCATTGTTAGCAACGTTTATCATATGAAATTCTGGTACAAACCTTATGCAGGCATGGAAGATGATAAAAAGCTTCAGAAGAAGCTCAGCAGAGAAGAAGCTAAAACTAAAGAGCTCTTTAAGGATGTTGATGTGGAATATGCAATTACTACCTATGAAGGTGATATTAGCAAGCCTTTCATCCATGGCGATTTCTTTGGGTGCTGGCAAGTAGTGGCATGGAAGAAGCTCAAGAATATTGAAGGAGAGATTATCAATTATCCTGCAGGTACCAATCGCATCTTATTCAATGATGAAAGCTTCAGCAATGTGTGGTGCAAAGCTGTATTGGCTGACAAAGAAGATATCTATGATCATTTAACTAGCCCTGGAATGAAGGTACTAGCATGAAAGATATGAACACAATGAAGCACCTAGCAAAAAGAATCGTAACCCTATACATGAACAAAGCTCTTATGGACAAAGATAATGCCCTTAAAGACTTTGTGCAAGTATGCAGTCAATCAGAAGGGGTCAAAGGTTATAAGAAACTAGATGAGCATGGCAAGTTTATTGCTCGCTTCTACAACTGGTGGGAAGATGTGGCTGACCGCCCATTGTCTGATATGATGGCTCTCATGGATGACTTCTTTGAGAAAGAGTGTGGTGATAAAGGATATGCATGGGAGGATCACATTGAATATGTCTGAATCTACTTACAAATACTGTAGCTTGAACCTGGGAGGAGAGCGTCTTGATTACTGTTATGATGCTGCTAGTGGTGAGGTTTCAACCCAACTGTTTCCAGGCATACCCATTCACAAGGTAGCTCTTGGATGTGGCATGTATGTCACACATGATGACATTAAGACAATTGTGGAATATAAACTAGGAATTGCTAGCAATTTGCAATCTGAGAAGCTATTCTAATGAGTATGATTGCACAACAAATGAGCGAATACATTAAGAATAGAATTGCTTCTCTTACCCAGCCTGTGTGGAGCAATATGGGCATTGAATACACCCCAGAAGACATTTGGAATGACCTGGCCAAAATGAATGGTGAAAACCTTGAAGCTACCTTTTACATCAAAGGTCTTGACAATGTGGTGAGAAAAGATTTCAATATGCATGCTCAAAGCCTCAAGCAAGCCAATCCTAACATTGCAGAGTTTAAGGTTAAGTTTAAGCGTCCAGAAAAAGAAGTGCGGTTCTATCTCAAAGTAACTGAATGAACTTATTGTTTCGTAGTAAAAAATTAATCATAAAGGCTTATACTTTTAAGTCTGCAACTTATGAATATTTCACAGTTGCAAAATCACATCATTTCTACCCAGAGTGGTGGAAAAAATTACCAACATTTCATGAAGAACTTAGGGGTGCTTTGAATGTTAAAGCTCCTACAATGAAAACATGTGCAGGTATTATAGAAATATATAAAAAAGGTATCATTCTTCCATTATGGAGTGATTTGCAATTCAGGGTGGCTGAAAACAATCAGTGGGCAGCAGCATTCTCTGATCACAATACAAACCAACCTACCAGTCATCCTCGTTATCAAATAGGGGAGAACAATGCTGAATTTGATAATTGTATACATATAAAAATTGATGCTCCTTGGCTGTTTGTTGATGTTAACAAGACTGGAATACCTTTTTTACAGCAAGGTTGTTTTTGGAATAATATCTCAACTCAAAGACTTCTTCACATCTGCCCTGGTGTGTTAAATTATAAATTTCAGCATTCAGTAAATATAAATGCGTTTTTATCTTCTAATACTCCTGAAGAATTTGTTATTCCTGCTAATACTCCTATTATGCAAATGATTCCGCTTTCTGAAAGAGAACTTGAATTGCAAGTGGAGTTAATTTCATATGAAGACTTTAATAAGATCAATGACAAGCATGCTGCAACTTGTTTCCATAACAAATACGAAAGATTGAAGAAAATAGCCATGCAAAAAGAATCACAAAGCAAATGCCCTTTTAGCAAACTATTTTCAAAATAGAGTAGCTATTACAGATCTTGAGGCTATTATCAATTAATGAAATATTGTTTTGAAAAGTACGATCATTGCAGCAAGGGAATTATATTCAAAGGTTGTGTACAAGTGGATGCTTCCAGTACTGAGGAAGCAATTGAGCTGGCTCAAGCAAAAGCAGGAGAGCATATCAAATTGCAGCAAGTGTACATCAATCCATCCGATCCTTATAGCAGATGAATCAGTTTACAAAATTTGTTTGTGACTTTGTTAGTTTTTTTGTATTTGTATTGGCTTCTCTGGTGACATTCATAGTTGAACTGGCAGCTCAAGTTTCTTACTCTTTAAATGAATTTGCAAAGTTTCTAACCACATTGCTTGTAGAAGGGTGTGCAGATTTATTGTTTATTGTGGCTGTTGTGTATATAAGTGTTCTGGCTGCTACATCCAATGTGTGCTTGTATCTCAGTAAATTGTTCTTATCTTTAGCAACAATTGCACAGCATCAGAGTGAAAAACTCTTGCACACTAGTTGGGTAGATTAACTAGTAACTTTATTTTATCTAAATAATCTATGTAATTATTGAAGTTTAGTATGATAGTAAAAGTTATTGCTCTGCACAGCTAGTCAGTATAACGGGAATCATGTCAGTGGCATCGCCTGCACCTGAGGCGTTCACTGCTCTCACCCTCACACTCACGCCAATGCTTTCAGGGCCTTGATTATATTCAAATAAATATTCCTCATCCAAACCATTGAATCCAATGTTGGTCCATGTGCTCTCATCATCAATGGTCAACTCATAATGTGTTATGGTGCCATTGGCAATATCTGGTTCTGAATAATACACTAACAGCTGGCAATCACCTCCATTAGATGCTGCAAAATTAAGAGGTGCAGAAGGAACACATGATCTGCATACAAATTCAGGCCATAGTGCACTTGGTGCACCTGCTCCTGCTACATTCACAGCTCTCACACGCACAAACAATTCCTGGCCAGCAATGCTGCCAGCATCACCATATACATAAAACTCTCCTTCTGCATCCCTGCCCATGCTGAGCCAGTTTTCTCCATCATCTATGGAATACTCATAATCTGTAATTGCTGACCCTCCATCAGATGCAGGTTGTGCATATTCAATATGCAGGGTTTGGCATGGTTGATCACCTGGGCAATCAGCAAAAATTATGGTTGGTGCACCAGGCACAGATGCAGATGCAGTTACCAATTGCACAGCAGGGCTGCCTGGGTCTGCTCCAATGCCTGCTTGCACATCATCTTGCGACATGCCATGTGCTTCTAGATCAGCACGAGCTTCTTGTATCATTCTCATTTGTTGCTGCTGATCAAAAGCCACAGCATCTTGAATCATGCTTTGTTGCTGTCTGTTGGGCTTGACGGGAGTCCAAGTATTCTTATCTGGAGGATAAATGACGTTCCTGCCATCTGCAAGGTTATCCAAGTAAGCATCCAACCAATCCATATCAATTATTTAATGCAATGAAGTTATTTTCTAGCTATATTACATGTGGAATGCATGTGCACATCAGGTATAATAAGCATATGAAAATACAATGCTCTGCAGAACAACAATTCATTGCTGACTTCCTACAATTCCATGAAAACTTGCCTGCTTATTCTGATGTGATCATGCAAATTGAATTGGACAAGCTGCATGACAAGGCCATGCAATTGCATGCATGCTCTGTGGGTGAATCTGTTGCCAGAGTGATCAACATGTACAACATCAAGCCTGCCAAGAAGAAGCACAAGCGCTAAAGTGTGCAGCTTCAGGATTTATGCATGTTCAGATAATAAATAATCATATGAGAAAAGATGACCATTTGATATTTGAAGCATTGCAGAATAAGTTTGCAAGTTCAGGACCAGATGAAACACTAAAGAATACGGGGGCAGGAGAGAATGCAGAGCAAGATACATCAGGTAAGAGACGATTGAAATATGATTATGAATGGGTCACAGCTTTCTTACCCAGAGACCTGGACATTAGCAACAGAGCGGCACAAGAAAAGGTATTAGATTTGGCATTCAAAGAGACATTGAGGTTGTTGGTGCCCAATCGCAAGAATCCTCGGCTGGCAGCAAACAACATGTTTGGTGATGAAGATTTTCCCATGGAGATCATATCTCAATATGCATGGTATCAGGAGCATGGATTCCCTAATGCCTCAGAAGATGGGTGGTATGATGTGCAAGATACAGAAGAGAATGCAGAAAATGCACAACTGGCAGATGTGTCTGATACAATCAGAATGAAACTGGGACAAGCCCATGACATTGTGAAAAGTTTAATAGAAATGATAGATAAAACACCTGCAGAACAAACACCATACAATGAGATGGCCATAACTCACCTAGTGAATTTGCAAGAAGATTTGAAAGAATTGTCCTTGATGCTACAAGACAGAATGTTGAATAAATAAACATATGAACAAAGACAATCGTTTGATGTTAGAAGCATTGCAGAGCAAATTCACTCAAACTGCTGGTGCAGAAACACATGTGTCTAATGCATTGCAGAACATTTTGAAACAATTGGAACAATTGGACACAGCCATTCACATGAGCAAGAGCTCGCATGTGGATCAATTGTTGAGCCAAGTGAGAGATGCAGCAGAAATGATGATGAGTGAAAGAGGCTCTGGCACTTCAGAAGATGCAGAAGGATTATCTGATGCAGAATATCATAAAATGCGCAAAGATGCATTGCATGGTGCTGGTGAAGAGTTGGGCCATGGTCCCATCAAAGTGCAGCTGAAGCAAAATACCATCATAGACTGTTACAAAGCTGGCACAGTGCAAGGTGTGAGATTTACCAAGGGCACCATTTTCAATTGTGATGAGAATGTGGGAGATTACTATGAATGTGACACAGAAGAATATGGTGGTGTGGCTGTGTTTCCTGATGATGTGACTGTGTTGAGTGAGCGTCCTGCTGCTGAAGATGATGCAGAGGCCATCATGAAGAATCATGGTGCAGGTCAAATTGAGAGTGGATCAGAAGATGCAGAACATCGCAGCAATGCACAGCATGCTGCCATTGCCATTGCATTGCAGAAGGCTGGCAAGAAGAAATAATCATGAGAAAAGATGATCACCTGATATTTGAAGCATTGCAGTCAGGCAAAGGTGTTGTGGTTGCTATCACAGATCATGTGGTGGATGAACAAGAAGGCACAGCAGAACCAGGATATTACCCATTCAAAACAACAATCAAACAATTTGATGCCAAACATGTGGCTCATGCACTGATCAAACATGCATATGGCAAATTGGATCAAGACAGAGTGGAAGCAGCTTTGCAGAGTGTATTGGATGCCATGACAGTGAATCCATATGGTGCCAAGCCTGGCATCATAGAATTGCACATTGATGAATTTCCTACAGATGGCATGGTGCATCAAGTGGAAGCCAAGATTGTTAACAAAGCAGAAGATGCAGAGAGTGCTGATGAAAGGAAAGAACGCACACAGAGGAAATGGCAGATGAACAAAAACAGATGGGCCAAATGGAAGATGGAGAATCCAGAAGCTGCTGCCAAGCATGCAGCAAAGAAACAGGGCAAATCAGAGAATGCAGAAGAAACTGCAGAGCAAAGAATTGCAGCTGTGAAACAAGCTGTTGCTCAAGCCAAAGGTCAGATTGCTCAAGCCAAAACACAAGGTCACATGAAGCATTATGGAGATGGATTAGCCAAAGCTCTGGGCAAATCAGAGAATGCAGAGAATGAACCACATGGCTATCCTCAGGGCATCACAGCCATTCAGAATGTACTAATCAATCAATTGAAGAAGCATGGATTTACGTTAACAAAGATAAGTCATGCAGATAAAGACAGAGACAAATATCCCACGGTGTTCATGAAGAAGAGCCAAGGGGCCATGCACATAGGAGCAGAGATAGATGGCATGGGTTATATCAATGGAGAGCCATTCAAAGAGTATATGATGGTGCGGGGATATGATGCAAAGAATGCAGGCAACAAGCCATACACTCCATCTGGAGCACGGCCTGATCCAGAAGATCCTGCTTATGATACTTGGCAGAGCATTGCTCAGGATCATGCAGGTGAAGATGCAGAATCATATAGTGCCATGATGCACCTAACCCAAGCTGCCAATGAAATCAGAGACATATTGCAAACCCATGCAGATGATGAAGCACAAGTGGATCACATCATCAAGATGGCACAAATCATCTTGGGGCCCAAGTCAGATCATACTGATGCAGAGTATCGCAAAATGCTGGATGGATTGATTGTCATATTGAACAGATTCATTGTTGTGCCCATGAATTGATTTGCTTTGTTTCAAATAAAAATTCTGTTATTCTGCACACTTTAGTGGCACAGCAAACCCATAAATAATTCATATGGCAAACAATATCACTGTGTGTGGCTTGGCCAACATTGAAGGGTTCAACCCCAATGGAGTATACACTTTGACTGGTCAACAGAATGGCAGAGATGCATGGGATTTGACTCTGCCATCTGATCCAGTGCTGGGAGCCAGAACATTTGTGGTGGAATATTTTGTTTCAGGATTCACATTAGAATGGCACTTGACTGATGTGCAGAGCAATTATGGTGCATGGTATGCCATTGGATCTGATGCACTGACTCCATGGGAATCTGAATGGAACAACAATGGTCAACCATATGGCATTCCAGTTGTGACTGAAGGTGATGCTGGATGTCAAACAGATCCCTATGCTCCATGGGGTGGGTTGCAGAATTGGCTCCGATTGAGATTGCTGGAATACGTTTAAACCAAGCAAAATCCCGTACTCCAATAGCTTTAGCTGCACGGTTCTCACAGACGCAAAGCATAAATAATTGCATGCCCATAGGCACTGTAGATTACGTAAGCACTCTTCCATGGAATGATTCAATGAATCCATGGCCTGCATATGCTCAGGTGTCTTTGAGTGCTGCGGATATACAAGGTGGTGCATGGTTAACATACACTCTGGTTCAATTTGATCCTACCTTGCCTGGTGCAGCCATGTTTTACTCTGCCAATACAGAAGAAGGCAATTACTTGACTTATGATGGCACTTACTGGAGAATTATAGCTCAAGAAGAGTATGCATATTATTATTATGAGTCGCCCGTGAGAGGCATCCCTGCAGGCTACAAACAGGGCAACATGGCCTGGGAATCAGACATGGGATCAGAGGCGAACACATTGAGCATCATTGCAGATACTACTGTGCTGACTCCATGGGAATACAGAAGAAGAAGATTGCTGGAAATAGTATAAACCAAGCAAAAAAGCATGGTGTCATGTGGACATTGATTGGATGCATTTTAAATAATGGCATATGCAAATGCCCATGAAACCAGAACAAGCATTGCAACACATGCCTGTGCACAGCATGGTCATGTGGATAAAACATGCAGGTGCTAGCATTCCTGCAGGATGGATGGTGTGTGATGGATCTCATGGCACCCCCAAGCCTGATATGAAAGTGCAATTGGCCCATGTGAAATTGCCAGAAGGCAGCACAGCACATTTGATCAAAAGAATCAAATAGATAAAAAAACGTACTCCATCCACTAAGTGGCACGGTTCTGACTGACGCAAAGCATAAATAATTGCATGCCTATTGGTACAGTAGATTATGTGAGCACTGCAATATGGAATGATGCATTCAATCCTTGGCCTGCATATGCTCAATTGACATTGAGTGCTGTAGATCTTAACTTGAATGCCAGTGGAGTGCCTTTGATCATGCAATTGATAGAGTTTGATCCAACTGTAGGTGAACTAAATTGGATGTATGAATCACAAAATAATGAAGGAGATGCAGTTTTCATAACCTACAATTCGAGCAGTAATTTGGTGACCATATATGATGGCAATGAGGGCACATATTATACACTTGAAACAACTGTGAGATCCATTCCTGCAGGATGGAAGCAAGGCAATACTCAATGGCAAGAAGACAATGGTGCTGATGCAACTACCATCAGCATCATTCCTGTTACTACATACTTGACACCATGGGAATACCGCAGAAGAAGATTGTTAGAAATCTGTTAAACAATATAAAAAAGCATGGGTTTTTGCTCAAAAATGATGTTGTTTGGCAAAATGTAAGCACCATAAATGGGTGATACATAACAGTTTATTGAAGAGACTGGTGGAAAATATGGAAATACTGGGGCCAATAAAGCTTGATTAGACGCCAAATACAGCCATAATAAGAGCATGATGAATGAAACGCTTCCAAACTTCTGGCCCAAAGAGCAAATAGGCCTGCCACTAGAACTAATCATGGGTCTAAATGATGAGGCTAAAGCTCTGTATGATAAGATCTATGATTACTGCACCTACTCTGCAGACCCCCAGTACCAGATCCTCCACAAGTTCCGTAACCAGATACACCGCTTGGCGAACGCTGGTGACCGGGACATACTCATCGGCTACTTCAATCAGGATCCTGCTATTCGATTCAATGGCATGCCATGTGAACCCTTTGAATACTATGCAGAACCTTACTAGTCTATTATCCCTGTTTAACTATTATCCTTGCCTATATCTCAAAGGAACCCGAACAACGATTATCCCCATTTGGATATAATAAGCTTGTTTATCTATCACGTGCACGTATAATAGGAATATGACAGCGGCTAAAGACATTGAATGGATCCAGCAAGAGATCCTGGATCAAGTGGATGCAATTGTAGAAAACTTCACTGTGAATGATCCTGTCAAGTTACTGGAATGCAGCAAGGTGGTTGTCAGTTCTGTTGTGGATAAGATTGACATTAAACACGCCTTGGGCATGTACTATCATATAGCCCCATCCAAAGATACCCTCCAAGACCGCTTGCAGTGTGTGTACGATTACTTCAACAATTGGATAGAACTGGAATTGGCCAAACGTTATGCTTAGTATCGCAATGGATGTGCTGGCCGCAGGCATTGTGCCATTCTTCTTTGTGTGCTTTGGTATTGTCTGGTTTGCATTCAAAGTCATGGATCTGTTCAAGCGCAAGTAACGCCATCATGGCTTGCTAGCAAGCTGCACATCGCACTCTGTCTCTCTTTAACTGTTTCATCACATGCGATCGTAACTAGTTCATACGCGAGTTTGCGTAAATGGTTGATCTCCCCTGCCACATTGTAACTGCTTCTCATTCAACACTGTTGCTAGTTTGTTCATAACCAACAATCCAACACATGTTCATACTCAACACCTTTACGCGTAAAGTTAAGGTACAGAGTCCCCCTCTCCTCTCTTAATTTTCAAGATGGTGCTGCTGTCCCTAACTTATCCATATAGTATAAAGGCATTGCAGATTCTGTCAATAACAAAATATAGTAAGTTTTGTATTGAACAAACTGCCAAATCCATTATAATAGTAGTATGTTAAATAAATCAAACCAAAAACAATACCAACAACTATACAAACAATTTGAAAAAGCATTTTGGAAAATGTATAACTTTACTGAAAAGCATAAAGTAGAAGGTATTGAGGAAAGTGTGCATTTAATTGAAAGTATAGATATGTGGGGTATTGAAGTGGAAGGGTGTATTGATTTGAATAAAGAAAATACTAAATTGAGGGCCAAATTAGGTTTGGGGGATTGTGAAAGTATTGACTAAATCACAAATTGCACATATAATAACAATATGAAAATTGAAAAACAAAAACAAATTGAACAGCTAATAGAACAAACCTTCAACAACATTCAAAAGTTGCAAGACCTTTTAACTAAAAAGGATTTGGAATGGGCTGATAAAAATTGTGATGAAGATGATAATGCTTTAGCAATTAGTGGATTTGGTGAAAATTTAATTGATTGGGGCAAAATGTTTAGGAATTGATTTCAACCCAACTTCCAAATATAATATAAAAATGAAATTAACTAAAAAACAGAAAAGTAAAATAAAAGAAGTGTTAGAAGTGTTAGTAGAAAATGCAGGTTATGAATGTTATGAAAGTGGTGGGATGGATAAGTTGGATGATGTGAGTAGGTATTTGAAAGAAATTGAGGAGATTATTAAATGAAAATTGATAAAAACAAATTGAAGGTGGGTTACATATTTGAAGGTAGTGAGGGTAGTGATGAAATTGTAGTGCATATTGATAAAGATGATGGAATGGTTTATTGTAGGCATTTAGAGGAAGATGGTAATAGATATAAAATTGAAAGGGATGGAAGTATTAAAGTTTGAGGTTGACAAAATAAGTAAATCCTTTATAATATAGGTATGTTAAATAAAAATAGTAAATTGATATGTGATAAGTTAAAATTGATTGGTAATTTGTTGGATGAAGTGGAAGAGGTGTATGAGAATTGTGGTAGAAAGATTGATAGAAAGGAAGTAGTAGAGGAGTGGGATAGTATTGTTTTAGATTTTGAGTATTTGTATTATGTGATGAAAAAGGATTATAAGAAGTTTGATGATGATGGTGTGGTGTTAAAAAGTATAAGTGGTAAGGGGTTAGAAGATTAATTTGTAGTTGACAAAATATTAAATTACAGATATAATATAAGAATGAAAATTAAAAATAGAAAAACAGTTAATGTAAATGATTTGAAGGTGAGGTTGGTAGTGAATAAAGAGTATAGTGTGATAGGTGGTTATAGAGGGAGGGATGATGTGTATAATAAGTTGGTAGGTAATGGTAAGAGGTGTTGTATGGTGGATGGTATTAATGGTGATGGGTGTGATGAATATGTGTTTAGTGAAGGTATTGATGATGTTGTTAAGAAGGGTGTGGATGTAGGATTGTGGGAGGTGTGTGGTAATTTGTTAAGAGTGATTAATGAAGATAGATGGAATGTGTTTTTTGATGTGGTAGTTTATTAAAAGTTTGTTGTTGACAAAATATTAAATTACAGATATAATATAAAAATGAAAATTAATAATAGAGAATTGAATAAGAAAGTTAGGGAATTGTTTGTTAAGAAATTGAATATGGAAGGTTATGATGGTAGTGTTAAAGTTAAATGTAATTGTGAAAGGTATAATAATGAATTGTGTAATGGTTATAAGATTGTGTGGAAGAGTTATGGATGGTTTGGATATGAAAAGGTTTGGAGATATATTGTAGAAGAAATTAATAAAATTGATAGTGGTTGGGTATTGTTGGAAAGTGCAAGTTGGAGGGGAGATGGTAATGTGTGGGGAATGAGTAAAGAATATAGAAATTTGGAGTTGACAAAATAACAAATTCCAATATAATAAGGAGTATGATGAAAACAAAGATTGAAAAAGTATTAACTAAATTGAAACAAGATGCTGAATTGGATATGAAAGATAGTTTGGAGAGTGGATGTGGAGAGGGAGATGGATTGGAGGATGTGTATCCTTATTTGCAGAGTATAGTTAAGATTGCCAACTTAACTGATAATAAGAAGAGTGATAGGATTTATAAGGTGTTGAAGGGGTTTAATGATGAAGCCTTTTTCCATTTATATGAATGTATGTGGGACCAATTTGATGATACATTTATTGAAAAAGCTGTTAAAAAGATTGAGAAGATTTTGGTTGACTAAAAACTGATTTCACCTATACTAATAATAAGAAAGAAGGATATAAAAATGAAATATGTGGCTTTAAATATTGATACTGAATGTGGTGGAGATGGTTGGGTGCAGAATTATAGTGAAGAAGAATTAAAAGAAAATGTGAGTGGTTTTATGTTTTCTGAAAAGATGGATAGTGGTGTTAAGTTTTATAATGATGGTGAAGAAGATTTTAGCACTATGATAGTGTTGAATGAGAAAGGGTTAAATGAGTTAAGAAAAATGTTGGATGGAGCTAAACCCTTCTATCCTAACAAATTAGATTATAAGAGTTGGTTGAATAGTGTTGAAGAAGATGATGATGAGTAAGATTTGAGTTGACCAAATAAGCAATTCCCATATAATAGGAGGATGA